CCCCGGTGGCTGAAGATCAAGGCAATACCCCCGCAGCACAAGGCAACACCAGCGACAACCCCCTGCTTACCGCGCCAATCGAAACGATCCCGGCCGAATGGCAAGACCAGGCTCGCAAGCTGCGTTCCGAAAACGCCAGCCTGCGCGACCGTCTGAAGTCGTTCGACGATGCGGACGCACAAGCCAAGCTAGACGATGCGATCAAAAAGGCACGCGACGACGCCGGCAAGGACTTCGAGAAAGCCCTCGTCAAAGAGCGCGACGCCGCGAACGGCCGCCTGATTCGCTCCGAGCTGAAGGCCGCGCTTGGCAAGGCGGGGCTGGTGGACGCTGACGCGATCAAGTTGGTCGATACGTCCAAATTGACCGTGAGCGATGACGGCGACGTCGTTGGTATCGACGCACTGGTAGCGGATATGCAGAAGGCCAAGCCCTATCTGTTCCAGGCTCCCGGCTCGTCGAGCACCGCAGCCGCGCCCGGCAACGGCGCTCCGGCGCCTGTCGACGCAAAGGCGTTGGCAGCGTCCGACCCCAAGGCGTACGACGCCGCAATGGCTGCAGCCGTAGCTGCGGCGAGGTAGTGCAAGGACGGGCGGCCCGGTGCCGCCCGTTTTCCCGTTTGAAAACCCGAGTGGCCTGGTGCGCGAGGGGAAGTCAACTTTCCTTCAAGGACTAAGGTATGCCCATCCAGAATTTTCCGGCTCAATTGCAGCCGATCATTCAGCAAGGCTTCCTGGAAACTGAATTCCAGAAGCCCTTGCTGTCGCAACTCGTCTACCGCTCGATCGCAGATCGCGAGGTGTTCCCCAACAAGATCGGTGAAACGATCACCAAGACCCGCAACGGCCTCAAGAACCCGGTAACGACGCCTAGCAACCCGGCGAACAACACCAACCTGGACAACGGCATGTCGCCGAGCCAGTGGACGGTCGAGCAGTTCACGTTGTCCATCAACCAGTACAGCGATACGATCGACCTGAACATCGTCAACGAAAAGGTTGGCATGGCCAGCCAGTTCTTGAAGAACGCGAAGGTGAACGGCTTCCAGGCCGCGCAATCGCTCGATCGCCTCGCGCGCAACACGCTTTTTGGCGTGGCCGGTACCGGCACGGTTGGCGGCTACATGGGCGGCAACACGCGTGTCCGCGTGTCCAACGGCTCGGCAGCTACTACCGTCTCGGTCGACGATGTCCGCGGCTTCCAAGTCGCGTTGGTGAGTGGTCAGAACTTCATCACCGCCGGCCAGCCGCAAGCCGCCTCCGGTACGTTCCTGCCCGTGTCGCCGAGCGCTACCGCTACGGTTATCATCAACGGCAACCCGTACACGCTGATTGGCGCGACGGTCGACGCCAGCAACCAGTCAACCACGCCGAACGGTGTTTCCGGCGTGCTGACGTTCCAGTCGAACGTGCTGCAGGCTGACGCGCAGGTCAACAACACGGTGCAGCACTACAACGCCCCGACCATGCTGCGCCCCAACGGCCGCGCGAATACGTCGTTGCTTCAGTCCACCGACTTGCTGACGCTGGGCCTGCTGCTCGACGCGCAAGCACAGCTGCGCAACAACGCACCGATGGAAGCGGACGAAATCGACGTGTACCTGGACAACAAGTCCATGCGGCAGCTCTTCGCCGACCAGGATTTCAAGATCCTGTTCCAGGGCCAATACGGCTCGGATGAGTTCCGCACCGGCCGCGTCTACAACATCCTCGGTCTGCGCCTGCACCCGACGACGGAAGCCTTCGTGCAGTACAACGGCCAGGCAGCAGTCGCAGGCGGCCCGACTTGGACCGGCCCGACCGTCCGCCGCGTGATCTGCTGCATCAAGGGCGCCCTGGTGGAAGGCGATTTCGAGGGCATCGGCACGCAGTTCGACAACGAAAGCCACATCATCCATGTGGCTGAAGGTGTCGCGCAGATCGTCCGCCCGCCGCTCGACCGCCTCGGCCAGATTATCGCCCAATCGTGGTACTGGATCGGCGGTTTCACGCTGCCGACCGACGCGACGGCGAACCAGATCATCATCCCGACCGCGTCGAACGCCTACCTGAAGCGCGGCGTCGTCATCGAGCACTGCTAATCGCGCGGGGGCCAAGGCCCCCGCTCTCTTTTAGGAGCCCGCACGATGACCTGGCCCGGTTTCCCCATTCCAGCGGGTCGCTTTGTATCGGCTATCGGGCAGGACGGCAACGTCCAGACGCTGAACCTGGTTGATTACCTCAACCAGAACCCGAATGCCTCGATCTACATACCGACCGCCGATTTCTACGCGCAAGTCAATGGCGCAACGCTGTTCTTCCAGCTCAACCAGCCGTTTGTGATGACGCCGGATCTGCAAGCCGCGTTGACCGCGCAAAACGCCCCTATCCAGTTCGCCTGGGGCCAGCCCCTTACGCTCAATAGCGCAGCCAACTCGTCGCAAGTGGCGTTGCTGTTTGGGCATATGCTTTAGGAGCCCTGAATGTCTCAGCAACAGCTGACTCTCAAGGACGGTAACAACACTCCCCAAGTGTTGTCCGTTGTTCAAGACCCATCTAACGGCAACGCCTACCTTGGCGCGTCGACCATTTCCGACCCGACCACGGGTAATAAGGTCACCATCGCCGCCTTCCACAACGCCGACAACCAGCAGCCCGGCGGTACCGCCTTCGGCATTCTGTCCGGCGGCGTTGCACAGCTGCTCAACATCCTCGGCAACCTGGACCGCCAGCGCGAGACGGGTATCGACGGCGTGCCCGCGCAGGGCATCGCCTCGGGTGCCGCCTCGTTCGCCATGTCCTACAAGACGTCGATCAGCGCAGCGATCACGTCCAACGCCTCGGCGCAAGTCGTCACGCCTGTCGCCATGTCCGGCACGATTGGCGGCGTGCCCTGGAATATCCAGGCTGGTTCGGTCCTCACTATCGACACGGGCGCCTCGCAGGAAAACGTACTCGTCACGGCAACCACGACGAACACCTTTACGGCCATCTTCTCGAAGAACCACAGCGGCGGCGTCATCGTCACCGGCTTTGTGTTTAACCAGGAGCGCGACGCCGCGGGCGAAGCGGACGGCGCAACCGGTATCGGTACCGCCGTGGCTGCGGAATATGAGTACAACGCAGGCGCCCCCGGCGGCGGTGCGTTTGACCGTGCGCGCAGCCTGCAAGGCAAAGGGCGTACCGGCCTGACGATCACGGCCGGCGGCACGCAGGGCTCGACGTCGCTGACGCTGACGGCAAACACCGGCTTGAAATCCGGCATGCAAGTCACCCTGGCAACGGGGGCATTCCCCGCCGCCGGCTCGTACGAAACCGTGTACGTGGATTTCAGCTACTCGGAAGGTACCAACACGGTACCGCTGAAGAGCGCGATTTCCCTGGCCAATACCTACACCACAGCCTACATCGACGCCTTCAGCACGCTCGGCCCGCAGCTCAACGGCTTCATGCCTACCGGCATGGGCGTGGAAATGTGCGGCCTGTACGATCCCGTGTCCGGCCTGATGTTCATCGAGCGGGCAGCGACGCAGGACGGCGTGAGCGGCCAGAACGTTATCGTTGAAACGCTCGGCGTGCTCAACGGCGCCGGTACCCTGGATCGTCTGCGCGCCGCTCCCGGCACCCTGGGCGCCCTCGCCGTCTCGACGGATGGCGTCAAGGCAACGTACGGCGTCGTTGGTGTCGCTGCCACGCCGGCCGCCGCGGCTACCGACTTCGTCACGCTGTCCGGCTCGGCCTCCAAGACGGTGCGCGTAAAGCGCGTCGCAGTAAGCGGCCTCGCCACGACCGCCGGCACGATGGATGTGTCCCTGGTCAAGCGTACGGCGGCCAACACCGCCGGTACCTCGTCCGCCCCGACGATCGGCCAGCACGACAGCACTGACGCGGCGGCTACGGCGGCGGTTGCACAGTATTCGGTGAACCCGACCGGCGTGGGCACTGGCGTCGCCATCAAGAACCAGAAGTTGAATTTTGGCCTGGCAGGCGCGTCCGGCACGATCGTTTGGGACTTCTCGACCCGTAACGACAAGGCCGTGGTGCTCCGTGGCGCTTCCCAATTCCTCGCCATCAACTTGAACGGCCAGGCTGTTCCGGCCGGCGGCTCGATTTCGTACGAAATCGAGTGGGAAGAAGACAACAGCTAATCGGCTGAAACAGAGACGCCCCGGTTACGCCGGGGCGTTTCGCTTTGGGAGACACCAATGTCCGAAGAAAAGAAGCCGCGTACCCGGCGCGAGGCCGCGCCTGGTGCGGAGCAAGCCGCCCCCAACGGCGAAGTGCCACCGACTGACGCCGCCCCCGAGCCCGCGCCGCTCCCCTCCGCTGTCCGATTCCAACGCGAATTCGGCTTTCTGTGCGAGGAAACCGGCAATCGCTACCACTGGCAAGAAGGCCAAGTGTTGGCAAACCCCGAGCTGATTGCAATCGCAATCGGCCGCCATGCTCCGGTAGAAACGCTATGAGCGATCCATTCAAGTTTGTTCAGGGCGGATGCTCCGCGCTGAATATCACGGCGCCATCCCTGGTTGCAGTGCCGTCGACTACGCCTATTACCCGGCCCGTCCGCCTCGCACGTGTAACGGTCCTGGTTGCGGGTTCCGCTCCCGGCTCGGTGAACGACGCCGCTACCATTGCGAGTGCCGCGGTGGCGAATCTCGTCTACGTCATCCCGAACACCGTTGGCTCTGTGCTGGTCGACTGGCCGTGTTTCAACGGCCTGGTTGTGACACCGGGCACCGGCCAAACGGTCGCCGTTACCTACGACTAAGGGGCAGCTATGGCCTTCAGCAACCAGGAGAAGGTTGATATTCGCCGCTTCTGCGGGTACGGCATGTTCGGTGGCACGGCGACTCCCGCCTTCGGCTATCGCTTCTTCACGCAGTACGGGACGCTTGAGTACAAGCTCAACAATCTCGCGCCAGAAGAGGAAACCACGCTCCGTGCCATCTACCTGACGGGCCAAAACAGCACGACCAACCCCGGCACGCAAGTTTGCCTCTACACGCTGGAGCAAGCCGTGTACGGCGCGACCGCAAACCTGGACACGGATCGGGCGGCGGTGTGGGTACACAACAAGGACGAAGTGCGCGACCGACAACAGCTGTTCAACCTGATGCGCAATGAGCTGTGCAAGTTCATCGGCATCGAGGCGGGTCCGGGCTTGTCCAGCGGGGGCGGCATTCAATTGGTGGTGTGACATGAACCCGACCCTGCTACAGCAGAAGATTTACCAGGGCTACGGTAAGGCAGCGCTGCGCATTGGGCCACTGTGTAACCAGTACCGGCCAGCGAGCGCCCTTTCTACCGCCATCGCCCCGGTGAACCTGATCAACGCCCTGCCCGCGAGCTTCAACGCCGAGGACATGGCTTACTCCCGTGCCCGCAACTACGCGAAGGCGACCTGGTACGCGCTCGTAGACGGTACGCAGGTTCAGCCCGGCGATTATCTCGTGCGGCCCGATGGCCGCCCGTTCTTCATCGCCGCCATGCAGCCAACGTTGCCGATCCTGGCGGTGGAATGCAATCGGATCGTCAACATTTACCGGCCGCAGCAGCTTACCGGCGTCGGCGCCGTGGGCTATGGCGGCGAGACGGCTGAAAACGACGTCACGCTTGTCTACCAGTTCCCGGCAAGCCTGTTGATGGGCACCAAGGGCGAAAAGAACCTCGTCAACTTGCCCGGAGACGTTCGCTCGCCCTGGTGGCTGGTGCTACTGCCGAACCTCCCTGGCAACGTATACATCCGTAATGACGACGTGATGACGGACGACAACGGCCGCCGCTACGTCATCAGCCTGGCCGAACAAACCGAACTAGGTTGGCGGATCAGCGCGACAGAAGCGGAGACTTGACGATGGCCGACATTACCGATGTGGGCAACGCCCTGGTTGCGGCCATCGCCGGCATTCTGTACCCGAATGGCACCGCGCAGCCGAGTGTTACCGGCGTGCCGACGATGATTTACGCAGGGTGGCCCACTGCTTCGCGGCTCGACAACGACCTAGCCGGATTCAGCAACGGGCAAGGCGGCAAGATCCACGTCACGGTATTTCCCACGAACGTAGAGCGCAATACGACACGGTACACATTCCAAGGCTGGATTCCGCAGACCGTAGGCACACCAACGGTAGTGCTTACACAGGCCGGCCAGCAAGTAACCGTATCTGGCACGCCCCCCGCCGCCGGCAACCCGCAGAACGTCGTGATCTTCTGCAACAAGCTGCCATACGTCTACGCGGCGCAACAGACGGACACGCTGTCGACCATCGCTACGGCTCTCTCTACGCTGATTGCGGCAGCAGTGCCGGGCGTCAGCAACTCCGGCCCAGTGATCACCTTCCCGAATAGTGCACGGATCGGCCCGCTGCGGGTGGGCTACACCGGCACGGCGATCCGCGAGGTGCGCCGCCAAGAGCGGCAAGTGCGAATCACGATTTGGGCCGACACCCCGGCGAACCGCGACGTCACGACACAGGCGATCGATGTAGCCCTGGCACAGACGGAGTTCATCACGCTCCCTGACACGTTCCAGGCGCGTGTCATCTACCGCAGCAGCTTCGTCGACGACATGGTCCAGAAAGCCAACCTGTACCGGCGCGACTTGGTCTACGCCGTCGAGTACGCCACCACGGCGATTCAGACGCAAACCGCGATCACGCAGATTCAAGAAAACGTGAGCAACGCAAATATCGCCGGGAGTCCGGTGACAACCATCTACGAGTAAGGAGCAGCGCATGTACCACTTGCACGTCGTCCAGCCCTTCGCGGACTACGCCGTGGGCGACCAGATCACGGACCAGGAGAAGGTGCAAGAAATCCTGGCCGGGCACAACGTCCACCACGTCGTAAAGGTGAAGGCGCCGGAACCCGAGGCCGCCAAAGCCAAGAAGTAACAACCCTCCGCAGACCTACCGAACGCCGCTTTAAGCGGCTTTTTTCATTTCTGGAGAGCCGCACATGAGCGTTTCCCCCGCTGGCGCCATCAATACGACCGCACTGGTTGTGCCCGGCGTCTACGTACAGATCATCCCGCCGCAGGTGGCATACCTGAATGGTTTGCCTACCAATATTCTCGGCGTCGTCGGCACCGCCACCTGGGGGCCGGTGAATAGTCCAACCACGATTTCGAGCATGGCGACCTACGCCGCGCAATTCGGTGCTATCCAGGCGCGCAAGTACGACATGGGTACGGCAGTCGCCGCAGCTGTGCTGCAGGGTGCCAACAGCTTCCGCTGTGTCCGCGTGACGGACGGCACGGACACCGCTGCAACAATTCCCGTGACGGCCGCTGGTACGCAGGCAACGGGCACGCTGACGTTCACCGTGAACCCCACCAACGGCCAGAACGTCGTGCTGAACGGCACGACCATTACCTTTGTGACGTCCGGCGCAGTCGGCGCACAGGTGAACATCGGCGGCACCCTGGCCAACACGCTGACGAACTTGCAGACGCTGTTGTCCGGCGGCACGGTCATTCCGGTCGCCACGCTTTCGTCGTCCGCGTCGTCTACTGTCCTCACCCTGACGGCAGGTTACAACTTCCAGGGCACCGCCGGTAACGCGCTGACGCTCTCGGCAGGCACCACGACGGCAACGGCCTCCGGCGCGACCCTGGCAGGCGGTGTGAACGGTGCGACTGGCCTGACGGTAACGTCCAAGTACACGGGTAGCCTCGGCAACTCGATCACCGTGACGACGCAACCCGGCTCGGCCGCCAACTCGACGGCCGTTATCGTTCAGTTCCCCGGCCAGGCACCGGAGAAGTTCGACAGCATTACCGGCTCCGGCAATCAGCTGTGGATCAACTTGGCGAATGCCATCAACAACGGTATCAGCGGTTTGCGCGGCCCCTCCGCCTACGTCATTGCGTCGGCCGGCGCTGCTACCGCAGCCTCGGTACAGTCCACCTTCGCCCTGGCCGGCGGTACTGACGGCGCCGGCAGCGTCTCCGCTGCAGCCCTGGTCGGTGTTGACGTCGTGCCGCGTACGGGCATGTATGCCTTGCGCAATACCGGCGCGTCGGTTGCCATGCTCGCCGACTGCGACAGCTCGGCCACCTGGTCGCTGCAGGTTGCCTACGGTCTGTCTGAAGGCACCTACATGGTCATGGTGGCGCCGTCCGGCAGCGCGATCACGAACGGTTCTACCGGTTCAATCGACCTGAAGGCCGCGGCCGGTATCGATACCTATACCGCAAAGCTGCTGCACGGCGATTGGGTGTACTTCTTTGACGCCGTCAACAACCAAACGCGCTTGGTGTCGCCGCAGGGCTTCGTCGCCGGCCTGATCGCCAACATGGCGCCGCACCAGTCGAGCTTGAACAAGCCGATTTACGGCATCGTCGGCACGCAGAAGAGCTACGCGAACCAGACGTACGCGCAAGCCGACCTAGCGCAGCTCGGTCAAGCCGGTATTGACGTGATCGCCAACCCGTCTCCGGGCGGCACGTACTTCTCCTGTCAGTTCGGGCACAACTGCTCGTCGAACCAGGTGATCAACACCGACAGCTATACGCGGATGACGAACTACATTGCCTACACCCTGAACGCGGGCATGGGCATGTACGTCGGCAAGCTGAACAGCTCGACGACGCAAGCGCAGGCGATGGGCACCGTTTCGAGCTTCCTAGCCAACCTGGATCAGCAAGGCATGATCGGCGATCCGGCCGGCGGCCCGTCGTTCTCGGTGACGTGCAACGCCTCGAACAACCCCCCGTCGCGCGTCGCGCTTGGCTACCTGCAGATCGATTGCCTTGTGAAGTATTGGGGCATCGTCGAAAAGCTGCTCGTCAACGTGCAGGGCGGTTCCAGCGTCCAGATTCTTCGCCAGGGCGCCACCCCGAACACGTAACAAAAAGCTAACCCCACAACGGCCGCGATTGCGGCCGTTTTCATTTGGAGGGCGAAATGGCCGTCAATGGATTCAGCGTAGGCAAGGACGTAACGGTGTCTGTTAACACCGCGACCGGCCCCCTGCAACTCAACCTGGTAACTGGCTTCACTGCCAAACCGACAATGGTTGATATCAAGGTCAAGGGCCTGGATGGGATTACGCGGCACGTCCGCTTTCCTGACGGTTGGGCCGGCGAAATCGACATCGAGCGGGCAGATTCCACACTCGACGATTGGTGGGCCAATTGGGAAGCCAACTACTACGCGGGCAACGCGGAGCAGAGCGGCACGATTACCGAAGTGATCCAGAACCCGGACGGCTCGGTGTCAACCTACCGATTCCGTCAAGTGCTTCTCACCTTCGACGACCCCGGCAACTGGCGCGGCGATTCGACGGTGAAGATGAAGTGCAAATTCGTTGCGGCCCGCCGCGAAAAGGCATCGTAACAAGCTCCCTGTTCGGTCGGTGGCGTAAGCCGCCGGCCGCTTTTTATTCAGGGCACAACACGTAACCAGGGAATCGAACCATGAACGAAGCTCCGCAAGTCCAGATCCTCGACCAGACCCCGAGCACGGAGGCCGTTGCCGCAGCCAATCGCACTGTAAAGGTGACCGACAGTCGCAACCGCGAAATCTCGCTCAAGAAGCCGGGCGTTCTCGCGCAATACCGCCTCGTCGACCTGGTCGGCCCGGACACCGCCAAGAACGACGTCTATATGGCGATGATCATGCCCGTGCTGTTCGTCACGGCGATCGACGCCGACGCCATCACGTTCCCCAAGTCCCGCCTGAACCTGGACGCGCTGATCGAAGAGCTGGGTGAAGAGGGCCTGGCCGCGATTGCTGATGCCATCGCTGCCGAATGGGGCGGCAAGAAAGCCGATCCCGAGGCAGACAAGGGCATCCTAAAAAACTAGCGCAGGCCGTACCTGTGCGCGAAGCCCTTTGGCTCGTCAAGAACGGCATTCCGTTCGACGTGGCCTTTGGGCTCGACGACATGACGCGTGCGGCCTGGTGCATCGTGTTTTCCGAAATGGAAGGCAGCAAGTTCAATTGGGACAAGATGGACTTTGAAAGGCCGGGCACATGAAGGAATTCGCCTCGATCCTCGGTTTTGTCGCACACGTCGACGTGATGATCGAGGCGGTGCCCGAGCAAGAGGAAACAGCGCTGCGCAAGATCGGTGAGCGCGTGGCGCTGCGGGCCAAGGAAGAGTTCGGCCACTACCAGGAAGGCGCGAGCGGGGCGGCCGGCAGCGTCGAAGCGTGGCAACCCCTGGCGGATTCAACCTTGCGGGGCTGGACGAACGACGCTGGCCGATATTACCCCGGCAAGATCGCCCTCGGCTACGCGACAGAGGGCGATCACCGCCCACTGGAGCGAACCGGCGATACGCGCGACACCGTCGACTACGCGGTGAGTACCTCCGAGCTGACAGTAGGGTCCGAGTCCGATGTGCTCCTGGCCCACGAGCTAGGAACCGACAAGATGCCCCCGCGCTCGGTCCTCGCGTTGGCGCTGATAAATACCGAAGCTGAAGCGGTAAACCTGCTCGGCTTGCACATGATGAAGGCGCTACTTATTGGCGCCGGGGGTGAGTAATGTTTGAGGCGTACAAGATCGGCGTGACCTTGGCGCTCAAGAATGAGGTGTCCACCGGCCTTCGGTCGATGCGGGACGACCTTATCAAGCTTGACGAGCGTGTACGCGGTCTGCAAGAGCGCCTGGCGAAGTTGAGCGAAACGGCGATCCTTCCGCGTGCGACTGAAGGCTTCAGCCGGGCTAACCTGGACGCGCAGGCGTTCGACGCTCGGCTGCGCGAAGTGCAGCGTTCTATGCGCGCGATCAACGATACGACGATCCGCGCGAGGATCGCCGGTACAGGCGGTTATGGTGGATCGGATGCGTCCAGCATCCCGGCCCCCGTCTCCGAATGGACGTACGATCGGGCCGGCCGCCGTGTGCGCAACCCCAACTGGAAAGAACCCGAGCGCGAAGCCGGGCCGGGGCTGCATGGCGCTTTCGGCAAGATTTTCGAGGGCATGTTCATTGCCGGGGCAGGCGCGGCAATGGCGCGCAGCCTGCATTCCCCGCTCGAATCGGCCCTGGAAATGTCGCGCATTCGCGCATCGATGCAGCAAAAGGGCCTTGATTCGGCGCAGCTGGCGTCGGCGATGGGCTTTGCCACGCAGGATTATGGCCTGTCCAAGCTGGAACAGGCGAAGTTGATGGATGAAACGCTTGGCGGTTTCCGCGAAACCGGCCGGAGCGGCGAAGCGGCGTTGCAGGCGGCGAAGATCATGACGCCGGTACTGTCGCACTACATCCAGGCCAAACGGCTACTTGGCGAGGACAAGCAGGGCCTCGCCGATAACAACATGGTACAGCTCATGAAGTTCATTGAGCTGTCCGGGGGGTCCAACGACCCCAAGGTAGCGCAGCAGCTCACCGACGTAGCGTTCAAGCTGACGCAGTCGTCGGGCGGCATGGTGGCGAATAAAGACTTGATGCAAGCCCGCGCGCAAGGTGCTATCGGGTGGGCAGGTATGTCCCTGCCGGCGTTCATCAAGTCCATGTCCGAGCTGGAGCCCATCATGGGCGAACTCGGCGGCCCGAAGTTCGGTACGGGCTATTCGACCATGTACAAGCGCACGGAAGGCATGCTGGCCCGGATGCCCAAGGCGTCGGCCGAAGAATTCCTGCGCTTGGGCCTGTGGGACGCTCACAAGGCCCACCAGGTAAAGGGCGGCGGGTACAGTGCCAACCCTGGCGTCGACCCCACTACGGGGGCGTTCGGTGACGCGATGCGCAATGGCTCGGTGCTCGACCAGGTACTTGCGTTCGTCGACGCCGCCGGCAAGCACGGCATCAAGGGTGAGCGAGCGCTCACCAATGAAGCGTACAAGCTGTTTGGCGATACCGGCGCGAAGCTGGTTTCTGCCATCACCCGGCAGCTGGAGGTGATCGAGAAGTCGCAAGCGGCCTACAAGACTGCACTGACGCAGGATCAACTTATTGCGCAGCAAAAGGATAGCCCGCAGCAGCAGCTTATCGAATTGCAGAACCAGTGGCGAGACTTGATGACCGATCTAGGGACCGTCGTGCTGCCTATGGCGATCGACGGCTTGAAGCGGTTGATTCCGATGTTGCGCGAGCTTACGGCGTGGGTCCGTGAAAATCCCGAAAAGGTAAAGCTGCTCACCTACGCATTCATTGGCCTGGCCGGGGCGCTCATGTTCTCCGGCACGGTGCTCATGCTGCGCGGGGCTTTCATGGCGCTCGGCGGCTCGCTACCGGGGGTGCTACCGACGTCACTTGCAGGATCGCTTGCAGCGAACTTTGCGACTGTAGGCGGGGCACTGTCGGCCGTGAACGCAATTGCCCTTTCGCTGGCGGCAGGGTGGGCAGTGGGAACCTTGGCGAACGCAGGCATCAACGCGAAGGTAAAGGAAGACAGCGGCGGCCGGTGGGGAACGTGGGGCGACAAGGCGTTCAACAAAACGCATGACGGCGACGGGAATTTCTCGTTCAAGAAGGCATACAAGTTCGCCATGAATAGCGGCCTTGAATACGCCTGGAAGAGCACCTGGAACCCGGCCCACTACTTCTTCAAGTACAACCCAACCGACAACATGGACGCCGACGACGCGGATAACCCGCGTTTCAAGACGGCCATGCTGCAGGCGTCCTACTCTAACGAAGGCCGCGGCCGGGGGCGTATCAACACCGTGCAGTCCGCCCCTATGCGACAGGACATTAACGTCGATCTGCACCTGGACTCTACGCCCATCGTCCGCAAGACGATCAGCATTATCAATGGCCAGGCGCGGCTCTCCGATTTCTCGACCGGGAACTTTGATACCAATATGTTCGCGCCGGTCCCGTCGCACACCGGAGGGTTTTAAATGGGCTCCGCGCCAAGCGTAACCGTCAAGATCGGCAGCGTCACGCTGCAGGACACAGAGGTACCGGAGTCTATCAAGGTTCGCCGCACACAAAAGGTCGTGACGCACGACCACATCGGCAAGGGACGCACCGCCGACATGATGGGCGACCACAACGAGCCGTTTGGTTGGTCGGGCTGGCTGCTCGGCGCGAGCGCAGTAGATCGCATGTTTGCGCTTCGCCAGCTGCTTATCGACGCCGCTCCGGTAAAGCTGCAGTTTGGCCGGCTGTACCTTCCCGTGGTCGTCGAACAATTCGAGCTGGAATACCAGGATCAGGGGCGGATTAAGTACTTCATCAACCTTGTGCCGGTTGTGCCGCCGCCGGCCGCTCCCGCCCCCACGGCGGACGCAGCCATTCAAGCCGACATGACAACGGCGTCGGGCCTGGTGAGCAGCGTAGGGAATAGCGGGTTGTCCGGGGCGTTCGCAGCCGTGCAGTCGGCGATCAATAGCGTTTCGTCGTTCGCCAACGCGGCAACGTCGACGATCAATAGCGTGCTGCAGCCCATCGCAGCAATGCAGTCGCAAATCAACACGTTGATATCCAGCGCCGAGAAGACGGTAGGCAATATCGCCTCGCTCGGCGGTCTTATCCCCAACAACCCGGTAGCGCAGGCGGTGAACCGGCTGAACAACTCGATCAACGGCGTGACGCAGTCCGGCACGCTGTACCAGCTGCAGGCAGTAATGGGGCGGGTATCAACCAACGTCGCGCTTGCTTCATCGGCCGGCACGTCGATTCCGACTATCGGTGGCAACTTGATGCAAATGGCCTCGAACCTGTTTGGCAACGTCGCCCATTGGTCGACCATCGCGCAGGCCAACAAGATCACCGACCCGCAGCTTACCGGCGCGCAAAACATCACCATCCCGGCGACCCTGCCAGCCAACCCAACAGGCGTCGCCAATTCGTAGGTAGCCCATGGCGACAATCCTGAACAGCGCCCCGCCCCCAGCGGCCCGGACGCCGAGGGGTGCTGTTCTCGTGAACGGCACGCTTCTCGGCGGCTGGCTCAGTCTCGAAGTACACAACAATACGTTTTTCGAGGCTGACACTTGCAAGATCGAGTTCGCTATATCGGCGCTGCCTGTCATGGGTGACTACTCGCCGAACTGGTGGACGAGTCAGCAAACGCCCCCACAAATCGAAGTGCGAATGGACTGCCCGCCCGATCCGCAGCACGTTGATCCGGGCGCGATGGCCAGCTGGTTCCTTGGCGTCGTAGAGCGCATCGAGCTTGACCCTGTGCGCCGATTGCTGACGATTACCGGCCGCGATATGTCCTACGCCCTGGTCGAAGCCGTCGCGGATCAGAAGATTCTGAACCAGCGGCCCGCCGCGCTGATCAACAGCATTGCCAGCAGCTACGGGCTTACGGCGAACATTCCGAACCCCGACAGCCTGTATGTGGGCAAGGCGTCGCAAGACGACGCAGTAAAGCAGCTCGCCAAGCATTCGCTTTGGGAGGTGATCTGCTCAGTCGCAAAGCGCTCCGGCAACGTGGTCTACATGACGGGCAAAACGCTGAACGTAGTGGCGCCACCGACAAGTTCGCAGCCCTGTTGGGCCGTGAACTGGACGGAGCCGATAAGCGGCACAAAGGTAAGTGGCGACGTCCTGTCGCTCAAGTTCGATCGAGATTTCCAGATAGCCAAGGGCGTAACCGTCACGGTCGAGTGCCATTCGCTGCAGGGCGGCCACACGATTACGCGGAGCTATCCACACCCGCCGAAGAAAGACCCATACAACGGCGTCACGGGCACGCGGGATTACTTCTACCGTAAGCCGAAGATGAAGCCGGCCGACGCGCTGGAGTGGGCCAAGTCGCAATACCACCAGATCGTCGCGCACGAGTTGCGCGTCGAGTTCGAGGCAGTGGGAGATAGCCTGCTGCTGCGCACGACACCTGTTGTCGTCACGGGTACGGCGTCCTACTTCGACGCCACCTACTACCCGGACAGCATCACCCGCCACCTGTCTATGGAACGCGGCTACGTCATGACGTGCCACGCCAAAACCGCAAGCATATTGGATAACCCGCAATGATCAGCGCCCTAGTCAATCGCATGCGGGAGGAAGCGCAGCGCTCGGACGGAAAGATGATGAGCCGGGCCGGCATCGTGACGGCGTACAACCCTAACACTTACTCGGTGAAGGTTGATCTAAAGCCCACGGCAGGCCAACCGCCGCAGCTCGAAACCGACTGGCTTCCCGTTGCAAGCCACTGGACGGGTAACGGATGGGGCATGTTCTCGCCGCCGACAATAGGCGACCAGGTGAACGTGCTCTTCTTGGAAGGGGATGTGGACACCGGCTACGTCGTCCAGCACTTCTTCGACCAGCAGCACGCGCCGCTTGCCGTGCCATCCGGGGAATACTGGCTTGTTCACAAGTCCGGCACGTTCCAGAAGCTCGTCAACACGGGCGACATGGACATCAACACTAACGCCGCGCTCAACGTGACTGTTGGCAGCAACGCCACAATCAATATCAACGGCAACGCAACAGTTACCGTGGGCGGCAGCGCGAATGTCAGCGTCAGCGGGACGATAACCAGTAGCGCGCAGCAGTGGAACCATAGCGGCCCGATGAAGGTAGCGGGCACGTTGCAGGTTACGCAGACCATCACGGGCCAAGGCGGCTTGGCGCTTAGCGGAGCACCGGGCGGCAGCGGCGCTGCGGCGCAGATAAGCGGCTCGCTGACAACCACCGGCAACGTCACAGCTGGCAGCATCGATCTGCAAGGCCACGTACACGGCGGCGTGCAGAGCGGCAGCAACACTACGGGAGGCCCGCAGGGATGAACAATAACGATTGCGGGCACTGGTTCGGTAGCGATTTGCAGCTGACACCAATCGGCGGCATCGCCTTGGCGGCGCAAATCATGATGCAGAACCAGCGCATTGTGCGGCGACTGCTCACCAACCCCGGCGCCTATATCTTCGAGCCCACCTATGGCGCGGGCCTCGGCCAGTATATCGGCCAGCTGTTCGATCAGCGTTCAGTCACGGCCGTCATCGTCGATCAGCTCGCGCTGGAGGTGAACATCGCCACCACTCCCGCCCCAACGGTGACCGTTACGCCCATCGTCGCCGGCTTCCAGGTGCAGATCCTCTACTACCTCGTCGGCAATCCTCAAGTAGTGCCGCTCAGCTTCGCGGTAACGCCTCCCGGCACACAATCATAAGGCGGCACGATGCAACTGAATACGCAGACGCTCACGCAGATCGTCACCAATATGGTGACGGCCATTCAGGGCGCTACGACTGCCCTGATCGACTTCACAGCCGGCTCAGTCCTCCGCGCGATCACGCAAGCATACGGCTCGCTCGCCCTGTGGCTGCAATCGCTGATCCTGCAAGTCCTGTCGGTAACGCGCCTGGCCACGAGCACGGGCGCCGACGTTGACAGCTGGCTGGCCGATTACGGCTTTACGCGCCTACCGGGCACGGTCGCTACCGGCCAGGTTGTCTTTTCGCGCTACACGCCGACGAACCAGGCCAATATCGCCATCGGCACGCAGGTACAGAGCGGTGACGGCACGCTGGTCTACACGGTCATCGTCGACTCTACCAACGCCAACTACAACACCACGCTTGGCTACTATGTCATTCCGGCCGGCGTCTCGTCGGCAAGCGTCACGGTCCAGGCGGCCGGGGTAGGCACGACCTACAACGCGGCAATCGCACAGATCAATACGCTGACGACGGTAACACCCGGCGTTGACTACATCAGCAACCCGGCGGCTTTCGTTAATGGCGCCAACGCGGAAAGTGACGTCGCGGTTAAGACGCGCTTCCAGGCCTGGGTGCAAAGCCTGTCGCGCGCTACCAAGGCCGCTGTGAACTACGCCATTCAACAGGCGGCCCTTACTTTGGGCAACAGCGCTGCGACCTGGCAGATTTACGAGAACCAAACGTACGCTGGCGCCGTGGCGCTCGGCCAGTTCTACGTCGTCATCGATGACGGGACAGGCTACCCGAGCAACACCTTTTTGACTGCAATCGGCAACGCCATAGACAGCTACCGGCCGCTCAGTGTGCAGTGGACGTTGTACCCGCCAACCGTCCTGTTGGCGAACGTGCAAATGGCCCTCACGCTAAACGCCGGCTACGACCCTGTCGCAACGCCGGCCGCGATTGCTACCTACATCACCAACCAGATCAACGCCGGGGGTCTCGGCGCCGGGCTACCCTATTCGCGCCTTGCGCAGTGGGCCTGGGATGCGGTGCCGGGCGCGGTAGCCAACGCCTACGGCATCTTGCTCAACGGCGGTACGGCAGACCTGGCGGCCTTGCCAAAGCAAAGTATCCGCGCCGGTAGCGTTGTGGTCTAGGGGGTTCCATGCTCGATAACCTAGCGATTACATGGGCCATCGAGGACTCGCCCGCGATTGCTGCTGCCGCGCCGCAGAGCACCACGCCCGCAAACCCCACCGGCTCGCAGGCGGACATAGTGTCTCGGCTGCAGGCGCTTCTACCTGTCGGGTGGTTCGGCGACTGGTCAAACGCCCCTGTCATTTCTGCCTTGCTGGTCGGCATGGCGAACGCCCTGGCGTGGGTCTATTCGCTCATCGCCTACCTACGGCTGCAGACACGGATCGCCACGGCGACCGACTTGAACCTGGACCTGGTCGGCTCGGATTTCTTCGGCAACGCACTCCCCCGCCAGCCACAAGAGGCAGACAACGCCTACCGGCTTCGCATCCAAGGCAACTTGATGCGCGAGCGCGGCGACCGGCCGGGCATGGTGAAGATCCTGCAGCAGATCACCGGCAACCCGCCGGTAATTCTGGAGCCCTGGCGCTCTGCGGACTTTGGCGGCTACGGAGCGGCATATGGGTATGGAGCGGGGGCCTACGGCTTCAGCAACGCTGGCACGCTCCAGTATCAGGCGTTCATCCAAGTGCAGCGCGCGAAAGCTCCCGGCGGCCCGCCCGGTTACGGTTGCCCGCAAGCCGGGTACACCACGACGGGCGCCTATGCGGCGTCAAGCATCCAGTTCGACGCCACCATCTACGCCGCAGTCGAAGCGGTACGGCCAATCGCCACAGTCGATTGGGTTCAGATTTACAGCTAACCGGAGTACCGCATGGATCGGGTAACGGTGTACAGCGGGCAAGTACCGCTGGAAACGCACATCCTCAACACGAATCGCAACACCATGATCGCCCTGGGAAAACTAGCCGGGGCGATTTCTTTTGGTGCGACGCAAACTTCGACGCCGCAGGTAAACAACATGCCCTGCACGACCACGCAGGCGGCGTCCATGAATGTGCTGGTGGGGCCGGGCGAGGTGTACCAGGCGTCGACGGTCGACAATACGCAATACGGCACGCTGCCAGCCGATACCCTGGACTGGACGGTCAAGCAAGGGATTCTGCTGCAGCCGGTGACGCTGCCGCTTACCGCGCCAGCCACGGCGGGCTATTCGATCAACTACTTGATCGAGGTAGCTTTCAACGAGCAGGACACAAACCTGAGCGTCTTGCAGTATTACAACTCTGCCAACCCCATAGTGCCGTACAGCGGCCCCGGCAACAACGGTCAGTCCCAGCCCACGACGCGCCAGGGGCTCGTCGCCGTGACTGCGAAGGCAGGTGTCGCCGCCCCCACCGGCACACAGGTAACACCAACGCCCGACCCCGGCTACGCGGGCCTGTACGTGGTGACGGTTACCCAAGGTCAGGTGTCGCTTACGTCGAGCAACATCGCCGTCTATGCGTCGGCGCCCTTTCTGTATCAACAGCTATCCACCTGGAACGCAGCGGCTACCTACCCGGCCAACGCCTACGTCCAATCCGGTGGGCAAACGTACCACAGCCTTGTCGCCAATTTCGGCCAGAACCCCGCGAGTAGCCCGAGCTATTGGGAGCCATGGGGCTGGTCACAGTCCGCGCTGAATGCGCAGATAAGCGCTGCTATTTCTGGCGCCGGTAACTGGACTGTTATCACCACCAATACGACAGCCGCCAACAACACCAGCTACGCCGTCAATACGTCCGGCGGCGCGGTGACGCTGACTCTGCCGGCCTCGCCTTCCAACGGGCAGGTTGTCCCGTTCATGGACGCCAAAGGCACCTTCGCAACGAACAACTTGACCGTTGCCCAAGGCAGCACGGCGACGATCATGGGCCTTGCGCAATCGATGGTTGTATCCACGCCAAACGTAGCGGCCTCCTTGGTTTACATCGCGGCACTCAATGACTGGAGGCTCAAGTAATGAGTAATTTCCTGCAATTCTTCGGCGGTAGTGGCGGCCAGCCTATCGGCTCCATGGAGTTGATGCCCTACGCCGGCGACACGTACACCAAGGCAGACGGTTCTCAGTGGTTGCTATCCGGCAAATCAGTTTTGCCGAGTGCCGCGCCTGTTGCAGCCACGCTGAACCACATGATGGTAAGCGGGCAAACCGCGACGTTGCCGCAAGCGTCGACGGTAACAGATATTGCGTGCGACTCGACGGGCACCTATTACGTGGCGTGCTACGGCAGTGCTACCTACGTACTGGTGAGCCAAAACGGCGGCAAGACTTGGGCCAATGTCGCCCACAATATGGC